TACTACACCGCCAAGGCAACGCAGTATGGCGACCTGGCGGCATTTGGCACCGCGCCGATGCTGATCTATGAAGATTATGAAGACGTCATCCGCTGTTACAATCCTGCAGCCGGTGAATACTTCGTGGCGAATGATAATCGTTTGAAGGTCGCCAAGTTCGCCCGCGAATTTACTTATACGATTTCTCAGGTCGTCCAGGAATTCGGGCTCGAGAATTGCTCCGCTAACGTCCGGGCTACCTACGAGCGCGGCAAGGGCGGCCTGCAGCAGGAAATCATCATCGGCCATGTGATCGAGCAGCACGATGATCAGGGCGCTTTCGCCGGCGTGAACCTGGCGAAGGGCTTCAAATGGCGTGAAGTCTATTGGGAACTCGGCTCGGCCGGCGGTGTGCTGCGGGTCAAGGGCTATTACGAATTTCCCTGCTCCTGCCCGCGTTGGGACCTGGTCGGCAATGACAGCTATGGCCGGTCACCGGCGATGGATGCGCTGGGCTCGCTGAAGCAGCTGCAGGTCGAGACCAAGGCCAAGGGCGTCGGCATCCTCAAACATGTCGATCCGCCATTGCTGGCCGATCTGCAGCTGAAGAACCAGCCGGCCTCGACGCTGCCGGGGCGAATCACCTTCGTCCAGTCGGTCGCGAATTCCGGCGGCATGAAGCCGGTCTATCAAGTGGCGCCCGACCTGACCGGCCTGATCGCCGATATTCAGGACGTGCGCGAGCGCATCAAGGAAGTGTTCTTCGTCCCGCTGTTCATGATGATCAGCCAGCTCGACACGGTGCGCACCGCGACCGAGATCGACGCGCGCCGCGAGGAAAAGCTGATCCAGCTGGGGCCGGTGCTCGAGCGGTTCGAGAATGAAAGCCTCGACCCCGATATCGATCGCATCTTCGCGATCATGCTCCGCGCGAACCTGCTGCCGCCGATCCCGAAGGAACTCTCCGGCCAGACGCTCAAGGTTCAGTACATTTCGATGCTGGCGCAGATGCAGCGCGCCGCCTCCACCTCGGCGATCGAGCGTTTCTTCGCCTTCATCGGCAGCCTGCTGGGCGCCGATCCTGGGGCGCTCGACAATGCCGACGTCGATGAGGCGATCGCCGAGTATGGCGACCTGCTGGGCGTCAATCCGAAGATCATCCGGTCGGCCTTGAAGACCGCGCAGATTCGCGCGCAGCGGGCGCAGCAGCAGCAGCAGATGCAGGCGGTGCAGCTGACCGAGGCGGGCGTGCAGGGCGCCCAGACGCTCAGCCAAACCGACGTCGGCGGCGGCCAGAACGCGCTCGAGCAAATCCTGTACGGCGCCGGCGGACGGCAAGCCGCATGAGCCCGCCGATTTTCCCTGACACGCAAACCGGCCCGTTCGGTATCCGCACGCCGTCGATGATGTGGTTTTCGCTGAAATGGGGCGAGCAGCAGGGCCACCCGGGCGGCAGCTATTCGCCCGACAAGCGCGTCGCCACCGTCTTCGATACGAAGGCCGAGGCTGAAGCCTATATCGCGACCGACCTGCACGCCCTGCCCGGCCTGGCGGCGGTGAAGCTATGAGCACCGCGGAAGTCGAAGACGAGGTCGAGCCGGTCGAAGATGCCGATCTGATCTTCACGCGCCGGGTTGCTTCCGACATCGGGCGCGGTCCCGATGATACTTACAACGCCGGCGATGTCCGCCAGCTGCGCCAGGCGGCCAAGACCGCCAAGGCGCGCGAGGCCGATCGGCGGGAAACGCTGCGCCTGATCATGAGCCACCCCAACGGGCGGGCATGGATCTACTGGCTGCTGGGCGAGTGCCACATCCTCGAGACCTGCTTCAACTCGAATTCGCTGCGCATGGCCATGCTCGAGGGCGAGCGCAACGTCGGTCTGAAAGTGATGAGCGAGATCAACCAGGTCGCGCTCGATGAACATGTCGTGATGATGCGGGAGAATGCGGGTGTTTGATAGGAACAGGCGAACGGCGTTCGCCCCCGAAACAGGAAGCGGCACAGGGACTGGCAGCGGATCGGCTGGGACCGCTGACGGTGGTGGCGCGGCGGCGGCGGCGGCTTCTCCGACCGACGCAGCTGCCGCGCCGGCCGCCGATGCTGCTGCAGGTGCTGAAGGCGCTGCAGGTGCCGAAGGCGGTGCGGCTGCTGCGGCGCCGCCGGCGATCGACAGCCATCTGCTGACCGATCCGGCGCCAGGCGAAGAGGGCGCGGCAGCCGAGGGTGCCGAAGGCGATGCGGACGCCGACGCCGCTGCCGAGGCGCCGATCGAATATACGGATTTCAGCCTGCCCGAAGGCGTCACGGTCGACCAGGCGACGCTCGACGGTTTCAAGGTGATCGCGGCCGAGCTCAAGCTGCCGCAGGACGGCGCGCAGAAGCTGGTCGATTTCTACCAGTCGAAAGTGAACGAGGTCGCGACGCAGCCCTATCAGCTGTGGGTCGACCAACAAAAGACCTGGCAACAGGAAGTGGCGGCCGATCCAGAGATCGGAGGCAAGAACCTGCCGGAGACGAAACGCGCAGCAGCTGCGTTTCTGCGCTCCGGCGCCGACCACCCGTTTTTCAAGACCGAGGCGGAAGCCAAAAGCTTCCGCGATTTCCTCGAGCTCTCCGGCGGCGCCAACAACCCCGCGATGGTGCGGATGGTGGCGCGCGCCGGCAAAGCGCTGCTCGAGGGCTCCGGAGTGGCGGCGGTTAAGCCCGTTCCCGGCGGCTCGCAGTCAGCGGCGCAGAAATTCTATGGACCGCAAGGTCAGGAAGGCAGCTAACCCATGACAACCCTGGGCCCCAACTATCTCACCCTCTCCGATTGGGCGAAGACCCGCGACCCCGACGGCAAGACCGCCGTCTATGTCGATCTGCTGTCGCAGACGAACGAGATTCTCGACGACGTGCTTTGGCGCGAATGCAACAAGGCGACCAGCCACGAAACCACCGTCATGACCGGCCTGCCGACCGTGACCTGGCGCCAGCTGTATCAGGGCGTTCAGCCCAGCAAGTCGACCAAGGCGAAGATCATCGATACCTGCGGCATGCTCGAGGCCTTTTCGGTCGTCGATCAATCGCTGGCCGATCTCGAGGACGACCAGGCGCAGTTCCGGCTCGAGGAAGGCTATTCCTTCATCGAATCGATGAGCCAGACGATGAGCTCGGCGCTGATGTATTCGAATGCACTCGCGACGCCCGAGCAGATCATGGGCCTGTCGCCGCGCTATTCGACGGTCGACCCGACGGTCGCGCAGACGGCGAACAACGTGATCGACGCCGGCGGCGTCGGTTCGACCAACGCGTCGATCTGGCTTGGCGTCTGGGGACCGCTGACCGGCTTCGGTCTGCTGCCCAAAGGCTCCAAGGCCGGCCTCACGCACGAGGACCTCGGCAAGGATTACGCGCCCGCCTATGACGCGAACAATCGGTCCTACAAGGCCTATTGGGATCACTACAAGTGGGATGCCGGGCTGACTGTCCGCGACTGGCGGTATTTCGCGCGGATCTGCAACATCGACGTCACCCTGCTCGGCACGGCCGGCGCCGCCAACCTGATCAATGCGCTGATCCGGTTGGTCAACCGTATCCCGACCATGCCGGCCGGCGTCTCTGCGGTGCAGAAGACCGACGACCCGCGCGGCGGCATGATCTCGATGGGGCGTCCCGCGATCTACGTCAATCGCGTGATCCGGACCTACCTCGAGATCCAGGCGCTCAATAAGTTCAACGTGCTGCTGAAGCTGGAAGAGTGGGACGGCAAGACCATCCTGACCTTCCGCGGCGTGCCGATCCGCACGGTGGATTCGCTGCTGAGCACTGAAGCTAGGGTTGTCTGAGGGCTAGGGCCGCTATCGCTTCGCTGCTTGAGCGGCCCGCCCTTTTTCCCCCCGCATTCCTCGAAAGGAAAAACGACGATGTATATCGATGCGAATCAAGTCTTCGACCCGGCTGCGACGGCGATCACCGTCACCGCCGACAGCACCAACATTCTCGACATGGGCGTCGGCCGCGACATGGGCGTCGGCGATGGCGAGGCGCTAAAGGTCTGCGTGCTCTGCGAGACCACCTTCACCGCGGCCGGTGCTGCGACGATGGTGATCCAGATCCTCGGCGCTGCCGATAATGGCGGCGTCCCGGGCACCTTCTACAATTACGGCGAAACCGACGCGCTGGCGGTGGCCGACTGCGTCGCCGGCAAGAAGCTGCTGGACGTCGACCTTCCCCGCAAGCCGCCGCACCTCAATGTCGAGACCAATCCGCGCTTCTACAAGCTGCACTACGTGATCGCCACCGGTCCTATGACCGCCGGCAAAGTGCAGTCCTGGTTGGCGCCCGGTATCGAAGCGCGGGTCGACTACGCCAGCGGCTTCACCGTCAACAACTGAGTCTGTTTCCGGCGGGACGCTATCGCTTCGCTGCTTGAGCGTCCCGCCGCCTTTACTGGAGAGTTTTCTTCGATGGCCGATCTACCGGTCCACAAGATTCATGAAAAGTCCTACGGCCATGGCGGCGAGCGGATCAATCCGGCCGGCAGCGAAGTCGAGTGCCGTCCAGGCACCGTCGCAGGCCCGCATATGGAGCCGATCAACCGCGCCGCGAAAGACGATGCCTGGAAGAACCAGGGCGGCCGCAAATTCTTCGGTGGCTGGCGGCCCCCTATCACTCAAGAGTCGGCCGCTGCTGAACCGCCGCAAGACAAACCCGAAGGAGAGAACTGATGGCGAATGTTCGACCGGCGCCGGCCGGCGCCGAAACTGCCCCTGGCCGCACCGGCCCGACGCCGCGCTATCGGCTGACCGAAAGGGCCTATTTTGACAAGATCTACAACGTCGATGACGAAATCGAGACCTGGGACATTCCGGGCCCGCACATGGACCCGTTGAACGCATCGGCCAAGAGGATGGCGGCCGACGCGCCCGCCTATCGCGACCCCATCAACTCGATCCCGATCGGGACGATGGGCGACACCAACCCGCCCGACGTGGTCTAGCGGCGCGCGCCCGCAAATACCCTCTTCCCTGAAAGGAAATCACCATGCGTATTTTCCGCTTCGCTGCCGTCACTGCTCTAGCCTTTCTCGCCGGCTCGATCGCCATCGCCCAGGTCAACCAGGTGCCGGGTCCCGGCATCAACGGTTATGACGGCGCCAAGATCGTCGGCTGGGGCTTCAATTCCAGCCTCAACATCGCTGCCGCCACCGTCGTCAAGACCGGCCGCGGCCGCGTCGGCTGCGCGTCGATCATCGTGCTGGGGTCGACCGCAGGCAGCATCGCCGACACCACGACGACCGGCGCTGTCGCCACCGCGAACAAGGTGCTGGTGATCCCCGCCAGCGCCGCGACCGGGACGACCTATTGCATCAACTTTCCGGTCACCAGCGGCATCGTGGTCACCCCCGGCACGTCGGGCGTGATCGCGCTGAGCTGGCAGTAAGTCGGAAAACGGTAAAAGGGAGGGCGCCGCAATGCTGCATTTGTTTAAGGGGCTACCGCGCTTCGCGCTGCTTGAGCCCTTTCGCTACCTGAGCATTGCGGCGCTTCTCGCTTGTGCCGCGCTCCTGGTGCCGCCGGCGGCCGCGCAGCTGGCATCGCCGGTCGCTGACTGGACCGCGAGCAACATCGTCTCGGCGCCGTCGACCGCGGCGAAGGTTTCGACCACCGGCATGGGCTCGGCCCAGGTGCAGGTCACCGGAACCTTTACCGGCCTCAGTTTCACCCTGCAGGGCTCGATCGACGGATCGAACTGGTTCAACGTGCCGGCGATCGTCACCGGCACGCAAGCCGCGGTGACGGCCGGCACGGCGCTGACCGCGACGGGCAACTGGTTCGTCAACAGCTCCGGCATGCGG